TCCATGATTTAGTCTTTCCTCGAATGAGGTTTGGATAGTAGCTCTTGAGCATGTTCTTTGTGTTTTCAGCCTTTGGGTTTGGATCATAGTCTTCTATTTCTCCGTCTTCTGTTTTCCTCTCAACCATACCAGCGGGCTGGGTAAAGAAAGACCAGTTATCTGGTTTGACCAGCATCTTAGCTTGCTCACGCGGAATATGATCTGGGATTGGAACTTCGCCAGACATAATCGGCCACCAGTGATCTTCCTCAGGGGCGTTTGTATCGGCAATAACGCCAGTCCAAGAAGGCCCACCATCACGCATAGAAGGAAACCTGCCAACACGCATCGTACAGGCATCGATAATACTCTTGGGAATCTCCCTAGCTTCGTTGATCCAGATCCCCGTAAGCTCCAAAGAAAGAAGCTTCTTAACGTCTTCGGGCCTATCAAGAGCCAAGAAAAGAACCTCAAGATCTATGTCTCCCTTTTGAATGCGGTGGGTGTATGGCACTGACCAAGTAAACTTGCCCCAGTCTGATTCCGGAAACCAGTCTAGCCAAGTCTTGATAGTAGTAGTTCTAAGCTGTGGATTGGTATTACGAATAATAGCCCAGCGGCTTTTGCGTATTCCGTCTGGGCCTTTCTTCTGTTGAATAGCGCGGCGAAACACTTCAACACAACAGCCAACAGATTTACCAGAACCAACTGGGCCTCTTACGCCACGAAAGAAGGTGTCATCTTTCATAAAGGTTTTTAGTACATTACCATCAGGCTTGTACTTAAAGTCTATCATTTTTGCAGCAAACTCTTTTTAGTTGCTCCACCTTTTTTACTTCTTGTTTTTGCAGCTTCTACAGCAAGCTCTATAGTATTATATCTAGGAAACTTTTTGCCAGTTCTATCCTCAAATGACTTAGCTTCATTCCAAGCCTTATCTCCTTTTAAAAATTTAGGCTCTTTTGTTTCTGAATCAAACCATATTGTCGGTATGTTCCAAGCCTTTCCTTCTGGAGATTGCTCACTTGCTAAATATTCTGTAGCAGATCTACCTCCAACAGTTTTTATTGGCTTGTGTTTTTTAGGGTCAAACGGAATTAAATCAGCCATTATCTTAAACCTTTATCGACTCCAAAGCGGATCATATCCTCCACCACTTCTGGCGCAATACTTTCTATCAGCTTATCGCAAGCAGAGTCACTAACCAAGTGACTGCTTTCACCAAACTTCTCCACAACGTAAGCAAGATGAACCTTGCGCACAATGTTGCGCAAAAGATTTAAGTCTTCCTGTTTAATCGTGCTTATAAAGCTCACTTCTTAGCAGCTTTCTTTTTTGGGGCTGGCTTTGGGTCTGGCCCTTCAACAAGTCGCCGCGAAGAAGAAGTTCGAGTAGCCCCTGAGTAAGTTGTACCGCCCAATGTGTGAGTCGGCCCTGTGTAAATCTTATTATCGTTTGCTGTGTACCAAGCCATGTTAGCCCAAGTCTTTCTCTAAAAGCTCTTGAAGCGGCTGTCCAATAGAAGGCTTAGCCTCTTCGTACATGGCCTCAATCATTTCTAATTGATCTTTAAGGCTGTCAGACTTTAAGACAGCACTTGCCATCTGTTTAAAGCGCCACACTTGAGTTACTTCATTCATGTTCTATACTTCCTTACTTTCCGAGCAATAGCTTTCGGTTGAGCCACAAATTGCTTACCCGCAGCCTTACCCTTTCGTTTAGCTCTGGTTGTAGCTGCATATTCAGCATCACTAAGAGCAGCGATAGCCTTAGAAGGTAAGTAGCGCTCACCAGTCTCACTAGACTTCTTGCCAGACTTAGTGCGCCACTTTTGTTTCCCCCAATTAAGCAGCGATTTTTGCGATGGTCTCATGCTCTAACCAAATATATCCACAGCCAAGGTCATCAACCTTGCAGGTAAACTTTATATCCCGAAGTTGAAGCTCATCAATAATATTAAGCATCATATTTACACTGCAAAATTCAATTCTCATTTATATCCTCCACCAGCAGCCTTGTACCGCTTTGCTAAGAGTTGCGCTTTTCTTGCTGACCACTTGCCAGCAGCAGTGCCTTGAACGTTAGCAGCCTTTATTCTGCTGAACAAAGACTTCCGCATCTTGGGCTTGGTGTAGTTACCAGCTGCATTAACCGCCATCTTGTTCCTCGCTTATGTTCTTTTGACTGCGGAACCTTTCAGCCGAAGTCTTCTCCATCTTCTTAACTTTCTTCAGAAGGTTCTCGCGCTTCATGCTAGTAACCATCTGTCCATCAGAAGTGCCAAGAAACTCTTTAACCTTGCGGCGCAACTTAGTCACCATAGAGTAATCTTCGGGCGTACTTTCTAATTGCTTAGATAACAACGAATAACGAGCATTCATTCTATCGCGGGGCGATTGTCCTTTAGGCATTCTTATTCTTCTTTGCTTTAGCAGCCATAATCCGCTTCTTTAAAGAATCAGGCAAAGTCTTCTGAGCGCCAGTCAACAAAGACTTCTTAGGGCGACCAACCTTAGATCCGTAAGTTCCTTTTCCCTGTGGCATCAATAACCTCCTAATAAACTTCTGCGCTTCATGCCCTTCCGACGATACGGAACATCCGCTAACTCCTGCTCAGGGCGATCAATAGGCTTCATACTCAAAGAAGGAAGCGGCTGATCTTCAGGCTTCCTCTCTTGATACATCTGTTCGGCACTCTTGCCTCTACTACCAAAACACATCAGCTTTTCTTATGCCTCCTTGCAAAGTTACGAGCCGCCTCAACAGAACCAAAGCCCCACTTCTTTAAGGCCAACGCCTTTCTAGTAGGGCGGCCCTTCTCATCTTTCATCGGGCCCTTCATACCAGCAAACCGAGCAGCAAAAGAAACACGCCTTGGATTCGTACCACTCTTTAATTGACGCTTTAAATTAGCGCCCTCAGTCCGCTTGAAATAAGCACGACCCGCAGCAGTCAATCCACCAGTCTTACTCTTGTGCTCTTTTCGCATGCCCAACACTCTTCAATGCAGCCTTCGCAACACTCGTATCCGCTCTAGGCGGCTGTGCCTCAGGCTCTCTCTTATACCTACTCATAAAATACCCCTACACTAAAAAAAATATAACTGACAATGCACAAACCTTTAGGGCTAATAATGTGTGCAGGGGGGAAGTAACATAGCGTGAGCCTGCAGTTTTCCCCCTACCCCCCTAGCCCAGATCAATTGAAACTTTGATGTCCCCCGCCACTTGAACCTGTGAACGATCAATAGGTTTATACCCAGCACGATCCAACAAATCCTTACTAGCCTCAAGCTGAACATACTCAGACTTAGCGTTCTGAGACAGCCTACGCACTGTGTTAACAGCTACGGTAGCACTAAGTCCAAACTCCTCATTCATCCGCTGCATCATGTACTGCTGCACATGGGCTGTCTTGAGTGCTTTGTAAGCTGAGACGTATCCAGACTTCCCTTCAGCGTACCCAGCTTCGATAGCAGCTTTAGCTGCAGGCAGCCCTTTTGATACCATTATATCCACCAGCGCAGCCTGTCTATCAGTTAACTTCTTAGCAGGAACCATATCAATCCTTCTTCTTAGCAGTGACTAACATCTAGCTAACTGCTGTCCTCTGTGTTTGCTAGATGCAGTAAGCTATCATTAAGAAGGATTGTTTAAACACTGGGGCTTATATCTCATTCACTAGCCCCCCTCTCCCTCTCTCCCCCCATTACGACACTATTTCTACATTGCTTGTCAATAGTGACGTAACGTAACTATACTAATTACCCTACGTCACACTGCATTTCTCTACTTGACAGGGCGTCCGAGCGGGCTGTCGTAAACCAAGCCCTATTGGTCTTGGCCCTTGCGGGCTTCCATCCCTGACGCATTGGCGTATCACGGCATTGAGCCATGATTCGCCAAGCAGGGTTCAAAGGCCACCCTTGCAACCCGCTAGCCTACCCCAGCGTACCGATAGACATTCAGCCCCTAAGATGTGGGCTGAATAGTCTTTTAGTTGCGACTCAGTTGAGGGGGTCGCTCGCACGCTCCCGCAAAGTGCTTCGACTAAACGATCATCGGAATGATGACCGTTTACCCCCCCTGTTTTTCTATGTGGGTTCGACTAATCTAAGGATAGATCAATCTCTGAGCGGGTGTAATTCCCCGCACAGGTGATTGATCATGACGCCTCAAGGCTCTGCACAATGACGCTACGTCAATCAAGTTGACGTTGCATCATTGCTGGCCCAGCAAAGCTGGCCTTCGGGCCTTGACCCGCCACCTAAGATTAGCCGTGACCACAGGCGTTCTTTTGAACAATAACCTACTAACTTATGGAGAAGACAATGATTCAAGACTCACAAAACGATATGCTAATAGATGACCTTCATAACATTAGCCAATGGGCCTGCTGCCGTGGACATGCAGTGCTAGAACAAGAGTTAGATAAGATAATAACAACATTAGAAGAACTTCGGGCGTCGACTAGCCGTCAAAGTCAAGACTTCCCAGCAAAGCTGGCGCTGCGCGATCTTGACTTGGACAACTAGACGGCGCTTCCGATTAGTGTCGAAAGACAATAACACAACTTAATGAGAAAGAGAGAACGACATGGATAAGAAACTAACTAAGATGATTAACTCAGATCTAAAAGCAGCTTACACAGGTGAGGACAACGTAACACTAAGCCAAGCGGTAGCGCGGCTATGTGCAGAGTTCTATGACCCACGCATGGTATTTGATAACGACAAAGGCTCGTACACAGAAGAGAATATCCACAAGTGGGAACAGATGTTCTTTTTGCAAAACATCGCAAACCACTTATGGGCTAAGATGTACGATACCCGCATGGACAAGAAGGGCTACGTCAAAGGCGTTGCTATCAAGCTAGATCGTGCGACACAGCACTTGAAGAACGTTACTGCTAAGCACGATGGCACAGAGATTTCTCTCAACGCCATTGACCAAGCCAACGACTGGCAAGACAGGCTACAAGACAAGCTCGCAATATACGAAGAGCAATACCACATGTTTGCCGACATGATGGAGGTAGCAACAGGCATGGCACACAAGCCATACCAACCATGGACAACAGCGATTGATGAGGCACCAGCCGCATCAAGCGACAAAGAAGATGCCTTGGCAGCAAAGCTGGCAGAGAAAGGCATCGATCTCAAGCCAGTCAGTGTTGCAAACACTGATGGCGTAGAGACACAGGAGGTGGCGTAACAGAAAGGGGCTTCGGCCCCTTTTTTATTTGGACAGGTTCCTCTGGGGGCGCGCCAAGAGGGGTGAGTGTGTGCAGCAGCAAGCTGCATGCAGTCGCCAGCAAAATCAAACTTAAAAAAGGAAAACCAAATGTTAAAAACTGTATGGATTGCATTCGTTGCATTCTCTACGCCAGAAGACTGTGATCATTTCTTAGAAACCAATCCTTCACTTGCTCACGGCGAAATACAATGCGTCATTCACAAGCACGAAGTGCCAGCAATAAAACCAAAACGAAAACCAAAGTGACGTAAGGTAACTAATGACTTTAACTATTGTCACTGCAATAATGCAGGGCATAACCAACGGAGAACTAATATGAAACTTAATTACATTGACACAGATGAGACGCCGGTCTCAATCACCTTCGTTGCTGATGAGATCAAAGTAATCAGCAACTTTCTTGAACTGCATAAAGCTCAAGTCGAAAGCTTTAATCGTAGTGCATTAATGGAAGACATGGCTAATAAATTTGCAGAGATAACTGCAAGATTGATTATGGAGAAATAGCATGAAACATTTCTCAATGAACGACTTCAACTTTCCAGTTGAGCAACAACCAATCCACGATCAGCTTGGCAATATCATTGCTGGTCATCAAGCTGTTGTGCGTACCGACACCGATCAGGTGTTGGGCGTACACGGATCACGTTACAAAATCGTATCGCACGATGATGTAGTCAACTCAGTTCTCGACGGAATCAAGACAGCAGATCTATCAGACGATTATGAAGTAAGCGTCGATGTACTTGAAGACGGTCGCAAGCTAAGAGGTGAGATACTATTTAATAATCTTACTGTTGAACCAGCAGTCGGTGACTACGTTAAGTTTAGAGTCAGCTTCTTCAATAGCTACGATGCATCTTGGTCCTTCTCTCAGCAAGCCAATGGCTTACGGCTATGGTGCCTCAATGGTTGCACTACACCCGACACAGTGGCGCGCAGTAGATACAAGCACACTGCATCGATCAACGTCGAAGGTGCAGCAGCTAAGGTAATCAATGGCCTTGAGCACTTTCAGTCTCGCAAAGATGTTTGGCAAAGCTGGATGCACACCAAGCTAGAGCAACCACAGATCGAAAACTTCTTTAAGAAGACTGTCTGCAAAGCATTCACACGTCAGCAGTCAGTCACCAAGACCAACGAAAAGCAACTAGAAAACTTGCTAAGCATCTGGAACAACGAGCGCAGCAGCCTCGGCTCTAATAAGTGGGCACTGTACAACTGCCTTACTTACTGGGCTACACACACACAGGATCTGCGTAAGCCAGAGATTGCTAAGTACAATCGTGAACTACAGATTGCCAGCGCAATGAAATCAAAACAATGGATGGAGATGAGCTAATGACTTTTGGAAAAGTGCATAAGAAAAAAAGCACTTGGTGGTATAGCAAGCAATCAGATAATAGCGATTTGATTTTATCAACCAAGCACAGAACGCAAGGAGATGCTTGGAAAGCTGCTTCTGTAGATTTGAAAGAAGGTCGAATCAATAAGCTTTATGTTTATCACGGAACTGGTTCGCTTAAAGAAATAATGTCGTATGACTTAAGCTACTCATGGGAGACAGTAAAATGAGAATGAGTAAACAACACTATGAATTTATTGCAGATACGATTGGGCCAATGGTAGGTTGGCCCTCTCACCTACATTCAATAGCTGATGAGCTAGAGAAAACTAATCCACGCTTTAATCGTGAGAAGTTTTTGCAACGCGCAACCAAAGCTTGGGAGGATAACCATGACATACCAGATGTTGATGACCACATCCCATATTGAATGCCCAGAGTGCTACGGTCATGGCACTCTGACTTACACTAGGTTTATTAGGCAGGGTTTCGATGTCGATGTAGGCTACGAAGAAGAGTACAAAGACACTTGTTTTAATTGCAACGGTGACTGTGAAATTGAAATAGAACCAGAGGATCTTGACAACGACGAGTGACTTGCTGCATTAGTGCAGTATGAAGTCGTATCTAAAACACCTACAGGATAGAGCAGAGGAAACAGACATCTCTCTGCTCACCTCTTTCAAACGAGCAAGCGTTCCAACGTCTACTTATTATAGATCAATAAACGGAGACACAGAACTGAGATACGATACCGCAGTGAAAGTAATCAATGCTATCGAAGAACTTCACTCGATACAACAAGCCCGTGAGCATACCGAAAGACTACGATCTTCTGGTAAAG